TCAACTTATCAATAATGATTATTTTATAGAATATTACGTAGTAGTGCGAGTACCTCTCCACCACAAACCACCTTCAGTTACACCAGGCTTCCCTCTCACATCACGGCGACAATTAGCTGAGAATGGCTTATGTGTACATGAAGCCGCTTGACCTTCACCATTATTTTCCTTATAGATCATGCAATTAACGTTATCACCTGTGTGCCAATCCACAGAGAAACCCGGACATAGGGAGTTGTCTTTACACGCAGCTTTGCATTCTTCTACAGCATTTGCTGGAACATCTACAAAAAACTGTGAATAAGGATACCCTGATTTAACCCCATCCAAACGAGAAGTTGCCATTTTTGTAAATACGCTACCTGAAGTAAAAGTTTCTGGATTACTAGCCTCAATTTGAGAAGGGGTCCCGACTGGAGCGGCTGGAGCGGCATCCTCATCATCTGACTCTGACTCTGAATCTGAATCTGAATCTGAATCTGCCACAACTGGGTCTTCCTTTTCTTTACCACCCATCATCATAGCAGCCGCCGCACTGGAGGAACCACACACAACCAAAAGGCCGACACCTGCAGCGATAGCAGCCATCGTTTTTTATTACTATACTCTGGGGTTTTTTTACTGATATGATTGGTGTTTCAACTTATCAATAATGGAAATTAGATACCACGCACAATCTGGAGGGCGAGAGAAAGGATGAACGCATCGGTCAAGTTGTTGATGGGCTTGAGCACGGAGATGTGCTTCACGAGGGAGCGGTTCCATACGACACGGAGAAGGAATGTGCTGACGAGCACAACGAGCATAAAGGTGAGAATCTCGGTGAGCACCTCAGACCTGGACTTAGCTTTGGCAACCTCTTGAATCATTTATTACATGTGGATATTTTTTTCTAGGTTAACTACAAATGAGGGTGCTTCCCCTGAGTGGTTCAGAGAGTAGGTATACAAACAGGCGGTGGTCTACACCAAAGGGTATTGGAAACAATAATTGTTATGCCTATGCCGTTGGGGACTATGAGGCGTATAGGTGGCAAAAGTCCATCCCAGGTGATCGTTCTGGACTTTCGAATGGAAACCACAATTACACCCACTGCACTGGTCTCCCTGGTCGCGTTATTTCAGACAACCCCAAAAAGGTGTACAGAGCCGGTGCTGACGAAAAATGTAAAAAAGGGTATTTCAAGGTTATGATGTTTGTTTCTCCTGGGAGGCCCATGAACTATATTCGACAGGGAGATTTCCACTTTTACAAACAACATGGTGTAATTGAATACAAAATCAAACCAGGTGATACCATGAAAGCTGTCGCCAAGTTCTTCAAGATTCCTGAATCACGGGTAAATAAGGGGGGTGCGTTCAAAGTTGGTAAGCGTGTCGTTTTCAAGGCCAATGTTTTCAGTCACAAGCGTGGTTGGGCTACGGGTCCACTTCTGACTGATGCTAAAGGTAAGGCCATAACAGACCCTCGGAAGGCTTCAAGGGACTATCCAGGTCTAAACTACGAAAAGTATTGTAGTTCATTCTGTGTCAAGGATACTGGGATCAAAGTCGGTAAGACTCACCCCAAGGTCCGCTAAAATACTATCTAGGTCGGGTACTTCGTCTACATCAAAATTGATGTCAAATAGGTCTAAGACGTTAAATATAGAATCCTCATTCAAGGACACAGAATTCGCCGTTGCTGTGTAATTGTTCTGTACACTGACAGTAATTTTAAACTGTGTACCATCTATAATTTTTCGACAAATCGGGCATGAATTCTTACCTTGGTCTTTCCACTCCTGTAGACAGTGGGAATGAAACACATGTCCACACCGGGCTGGAGGATTTTTCCTCGTGCACCGGACTTCACTGAGACATATGGAACATGTTGACATTCTATAGGATGGTTTTAAAGTTTTTTTGGGGATTTTTCTCACTTAGTACACGTCGGGCATCTTGAGAAGGGGTACGTTGCAGTTGTTGCAATCTTTCTTACCTTGAACCTCTTGGATCTTCGACATGAGTTGAGGACCCTGGGATTGCAGGAGCTTACGGTAAGAGTAGTTATCTTCGAAAGAGATACCATTTTGCTTCATAATATAGTTGTTGAAGAGTTGGGCTGAGGAGTTCATGGTGAAACACCGACCATCGGCCATACCAAGTCGTTGCGACATATTGTTAATATACATTTAGAAATTTATTTGTCTATTGGTAATTGTTCTCATCCAAGAATTGAACCCCCGCTCCTTGAGAAGTTTGACAAAAGGATCACACCTGTATCCCAAATAAATATCAAACACGTCAGTGTCCTCTGTGCGCGACACCCGAATTTGGGGATTCTCGTTGATGTGTTTGTTGATAATGTTGTATCCAAATGCAATCTCTTTGAGAGTCTCCGCCCCTGTGATGATAATTTTTCCAGTACTGAAAATACTGCATGTAATCTCCTTCATATCCTCTGATGGCTTGAACTTAATCTTCACTGCAGAGTATCGGTCTGGTTCAAAGGAAACCTTGAAAATGTCATCGTACTCCTCAAACCAATCTGCAACCTTCATGAGATTGATATTGTAGTTGAGACTGAAGTTGGAGTTAATCATGACAACACGAAACGAGTCCACTGGAACCTCAATTTTCAAATCCAAAAAGGTTTTGAAAATATGAACAAGCTGGGTGATGATACGTTTGCAATCGAAGAGGTCGCAACACCCCGCAACTTGAATCGAGCCATTAGGGAACACCTTGACAGACTTGGTACTGTAGGTGTCGTGATAGGTTAGGGTCACCTGGTTGTAGAAGGTTGTTGGTTTCAATTTCCACTCAAACCCCTCCGTCTTGGTACCCACGCGGCGCATCTTGTAGGAACCGATTTCTTCAAACAGGGATCGAAGTCTCTTTACGTCTATTTTTTGGACAAAGCTAGACACCATAGTGATTGTCGTAATCTTTATCCATGAGGGTCTGGTCTCATCTGGTAGTTCTTTTCGTATCTCATCGAGCGTTAGGAGATAGGAAAAGCTATTATTTGCAATAGTTGAATACATTTTTGGACATACTTTTTACATTGTGGGTGGCGCACTTAGGTGTCGTTTAGGGAAAATTAAAAGGAGAATGCTTCAATTTCTTTATCATCACCGATTGTGTAAGTCTCGGTTCCAGAACTCATATATTTATCTTTGAGGTATTTTTCAACTTGTGTAATTTCAGCAATTGTAAGTACACGGTTATAAAATATAACCTCTTTCATAGCCCAATCAGATGATTCTCCAGCTACAAATTGACCAGAGTTAATAGTAATTTGAGTTGGTTTCGCCGCACCGGGTTCGGCAGTTTTCTTATCAACACCATTTAACCTATAAATTCCCATAGAATCTGTTCCCTGTACCAATTCGGTGCTTCCATTGGGTAGTACACCTGTATCATGTGCAGTCATCCACCCATTATGATGCGCAACACCAACACGTGTTGCCCACCAGGTAGAAAGCCAGTTATGATTCGTAGCATCGAAAATGCGACCCTTCGTCTCACCATTGTACTTACCAACGTATAAGAGTGTGTATGCACTATCTGTACCGAGAACCGCCGTTGGGAATTTCAGACCATCGGCTTTGGTACCTGTTACATCTGTCGCAGTGACTTTTAGGGTTCCACGGTCAACAGGTGCATTATTAGCATTACTAGATTTATCGTTCCATACAGACGCTGTAGCTGACCCCACATCGTAGCGCCCTGAGAGTCCTGTGATACTCGTTGGGAATGGGTCGACTGGGGCTCCAGCTCCTGCTCCGGAAATGTCACCTCCATCTATTTCCTTTTCTTCACCACCCATCATCATGGCGGCAGCAACAGAAGAAGAACACACCATCATAAGACCGACACCGGCTACAGCTATAGCGGCCATTGTTTTTATTACTATACTCTGGCATTTTTTTTGGTTAAAGATGAGACTCTCCATTTAAGTACATGACCTCTTTCCTTAAATCTGCAAAGCATGTTTTTGATGTGGAGTCTGACCTCTCCTACGTCGAGATTGTCTATGACCGCTACACCAGGGGTCAAGGGTATTCCACCTTTACGGATTACCTCAACACGGACCCTCTCGCGGATTGGATGGCTCTTGAAAGTGGGAATCATTCGATTCCTTATGACAAATTCCTGGATACAATGGTTAAGAAGACCCTTGAGGTGAGACAGCGTATGGCTGAACTTTCACTCGAGGACTTTTTGTCTCATGATCAGGATATTCGTACATACATTCGCGTAGCCCACGCAGTGAGGATTTTAGATCCAACATTTCAACCACCCCGTATTAATATGGAGAGTGCTTGGCAAGTGGAGTTTATCAAGAAGATGTGTGAAGAAGTCATCATTGACGCTATTCAGGACTGTACCAAGAAGTCTCGTCTCAAGTATTTCTTCAACGTACTAAAATTAATAGAATTAGGGCAATGAGGATGGAGACGATAGTTAACTGTATAACGGTAGCTTTGTTAGAAGCAACAGCCTTTACTGGCTTGCCACATCCAAGCCCATAATCAATATTACGACGGGGTTGCACATTCCTGTTGATACGACATGGCTGTTTCTCAGCCGCACATAATCCAACTGTGCAAAAAATACTTTTACCAACAGGTGGGATACCCCCATTTTTAGGAACTTCTTGGAAATCCTCGAAATTACCAGTCTGTCTTACACCTCCTGGAAGGGAGAAATCGCGTTGGACAAATGGGTTTACATCATTAATTGCATCCTCATCATTGAGCATAAACTCACTCATTGTTGTTATTACTTCAGATTATATTTTTTGTGTGTCATTTTTTTACCATGTTCAGTCCACATTTGATCAAGATCAACATTCAACATGTGTGCCAATTGAAAGAGATAACTAAACACATCTCCCATTTCCATCATAACATCTGTTCCTCTGTCCTTCTTGAGATTTGTCTTCTTGAATGTTTTCTTATACTGCCGAATCGCGGACGCGAGTTCACCAACCTCTTCCGTCAGGAGAAGCCATACTGTATCGATGGGGGCACGGTCCCACCCCTTAGCCCTACACACTTTCTCTGTTTCACATTTGTATACGTTTAGACTCATACTTATTCTACCAGGGATTCAAAGCTTTAATTGATTCCAATCTTATTGTTGAAATCAATTTTCTTTCCCATGGTACTGGTATTCACGGGTCGGTCCATTGGTGTACTAATAGTGTCGATGTCCTCAGCATACGCAATATACTGCGATACACCAGTTTGGATTTGAGACATGGCAGTCGCTATGACTTTAGTGTTCATGTACCTGACCTGTTCATTCACCTTGCTGTATTGGTCTCCCGAGTTGTTGATAAATACAACACGCATGAGACTGAACAAATCATCTGGGTTCTGGTAATCGATCGAAATACCAGTCTTATTTTTGAACGCCTGGCGAATTCCACGCTGGAGAAGATTCTTGTTGAACTCTGAAAAGAACAGGGTGTTCAATGGGGTCTCACACTGCTGAATGGAATTAAGGTGGAGGTTATCACACATTTAATATAGTAGCCGAAAAAAATTATCCGTAGATATTAAATGTTGTCCATGTCTAACTTCGATGAGGTGTATGCCAACAAACCCGTAAATGCCGAGAAAATCCCATGCAAGGCCCCAGAATGTTTCGTGGGTTCTTATCCTCCTGTCGCCAAGGCGGGTGAGATGGGTCCATTCTTTGTAAACACCTACCTTCTCCAGCCTACCCGTAAATTCGAAACTGTTGGAACAGTTTCTGTTCGAAGTGCTGACCTCGAATGTAAGAAGTAAGTTAAAAATAAAAATTCAAGAGAATGTATATGAGGGTCATTAAACGCTCAGGTCGTATTGAGGATATGAAATTTGACAATGTCACCAATAGGATCAAGAACTTAACGTCTGGTCTCTCTGAAAACTGTGATTCTACCAAGGTTGCCCAGCAGGTGTTCTCATCTATGTATGATAATATCACTGCCCAGGAAATCGACATACTTTCTGCTGAAATTTGTGTTGGAATGATCACAGCCGACCCCGACTATGAAATTCTCGCGACTCGTATCATTGCGAGTAATATTCATAAGGTGTGCCCCAACAACTTTCATCTCGCAATGAGAAAACTCCAGAAGACTGGTATTGTTACAGATGAAGTTGTGGAGGTTGCCCAACAGGTGAAGGAAAACATTAAAAACGACCGCGACTTTGATTTTGGTTATTTTGGTCTGAAAACTCTCGAAAAAAGTTATCTTCAAAGGGTTGAAGGGAAGTTGATTGAAACCCCCCAATACATGTTCATGCGTGTTGCTATTGGTATCCATGGTAAAGATATCCCCTCCGTTCTCGAAACGTATGATAAAATGTCCCAAGGTTTTTTCATTCATGCCACCCCCACCCTCTTCAATGCGGGTACCCCCAGACCTCAAATGTCTTCTTGTTTCCTTATTGCAAACAAAGGGGATTCGATTGATGGCATCTATGGTACCCTAACTGAGTGTGCACAGATTAGTAAATGGGCTGGTGGTATTGGTATGCATATTCACGATATACGTGGTAATAAGTCTCGCATCAGGGGTACTAACGGACAGTCTGATGGGATTATTCCCATGCTTCGTGTATTCAATGCAACGGCTCGTTATGTGAACCAGGCTGGTCGTCGTAAGGGTTCGATTGCTGTGTATGTTGAACCATGGCATGCGGATATCATGGATTTCCTGGAACTTCGTCTCAACCAAGGTGATGAGGAGGCACGTTGCCGAGACCTTTTCAGTGCCATGTGGATTCCCGACCTATTCATGAAGAGGGTTGAAGAAGGTGGTAATTGGTCTCTGTTCTGTCCAGACAGGGCCCCAGGTTTATCTGATGTGTATGGTGATGAATTTGAGGCACTGTACGCCAAGTATGAAGAAGAAGGTCTCGCTAATGAAACCGTTCCAGCTATGGAAGTTTGGAAAGCTATCATCAAGAGTCAAACTGAGACCGGTACCCCATACATGCTCTACAAGGATGCATGCAATAAAAAAAGTAATCAGAAAAATTTAGGTACGATTAAGAGTTCCAACCTGTGCACAGAGATTATCGAGTACACCAACAAAGATGAAACTTCTGTGTGCAACCTGGCCTCTATCGCACTCCCAAAATATGTAAACAAAGAGACCAAGACTTTCGATTATGATAAACTTCACACAGTCGCCAAGGTGGTCACGAAGAATCTTAACAGGGTCATCGACCGCAACTACTACCCCGTAGAAACTGCTAGAAATTCAAACATGAAGCATCGCCCAATTGGTCTAGGTGTTCAAGGCCTCGCGGATGTGTTCATTCTATGTGGTCTTCAATTTGACTGTGAGGAATCTCGGCTCATGAATGCACACATTTTCGAGACTATCTATCACGCCGCCCTCGAAGCAAGTTCAGAACTGGCTGAGGTTGATGGTTCCTATGAGAGTTTCATCGGTTCCCCAGCTTCTGAGGGTATTCTTCAACCAGATATGTGGGAAGGGGAAACAAAGTTTAGTGGTCGGTACGATTGGGATGCCATGCGTACACGTGTGAAAACCAAGGGACTTAGGAACAGTCTTCTCCTGGCACCTATGCCCACAGCCTCAACGGCACAGATTTTGGGAAATAATGAATGTTTCGAACCATACACGACTAACATCTATCTGCGACGTACACTCGCAGGTGAGTTTGTTGTTGTAAACAAGCATCTTGTGGATGATCTCAAGAGGGTTGGTCTCTGGTCTAAGGAAATGAAAGACTTGATGGTCAAAGCGGGTGGGTCTATTCAAAATATTGTAGACATTCCTGTGGATATTAAGAATCTTTACAAAACTGTATGGGAAATTAGTCAAAAATGTATTATTGATATGGCTGCAGACCGTGGTCGTTTCATTGACCAGTCTCAATCGATGAACCTCTTCATTGAGAGCCCCACCATGTCCAAGCTTTCTTCGATGCACATGTATGCATGGAAGTCCGGACTTAAGACTGGCATGTACTATCTCCGTTCAAAGGCAAAAGCTCGACCAATCCAGTTTAGTTTAGAGCCAGATTGTGTGGCTTGTTCAGCTTAAAGTTTTGCGTATAAAATGAAATAGAAAGATGGACAAAGCTGTCGATAACTTACAAATCAATGCATTCAATAACCGGAAAATTGTTATCACTACAAAACAGGGAACACCCTTACGAGTTCAATTTCCTCGGATGTACATGCCATTCGGTGTGTCCGGGTTTACACCCGAGGTTGGACCAACTAAATATAACATCGACTTTGCTATCAAAGGGTACGACGAAGAGGAGAGCTACATGAAGAATTTCTATGATTCTGTACGTAAAGTGGAAAGTCAAATCATCGATTCAGTTGTAGAACAAAGTGAAGCAATTTTTGGTGCTCCTATGACCAAGGAAGAACTCCAACCAATGTTCAACTCCAATCTAAAGGAGTCGCCTGACCGTGAACCAAAGTTCCGTGTAAAGGTTGACACGACGATGGAAGACCAAATCAAGGTGAATGTATTTAATACTGACAAGAATCCAATCAGGGATACTGTGACCAATGGCCTCTATGCAAGAAATTCAGGACATGCTATCGTTGAACTCAATAGTGTGTATTTCTTGAACAGGAAGTTTGGATGTACATGGAAACTCCATCAACTCATTGTGTACGAACCACAAAATTTAAAAGGATTCCAATTTAAGATTTAGATTTGGATTTACTTAACATTAAAATACTATAGACCGCTTGAGCCTCCTTAAGAAGTTTACCCTGTATCCTGGTAAATTTCTTTGGGTCTAAACCTAGCTTAATTTTAGCAACATTGACTGATTCCGACCATTGAGTGATGGTCATACTTACTTAATAGCTTTGATTATTTTTTTGTATGTCTTGCTACCCTTCTTGGGGACCAGACAGAAAGTCTCCTTCTTCTCAGCCTTCTCCTTCGCGAGTTCAATGAAAGCCATGAACTTGGGGTTCAGCTTAAGAGACGACTTGGCCGCCTTACTCGCCGCCTTGGAGATAATACGCCCATCCTTCA